GGTCGGAAGCGGAAATGAAATTTTCAAAATTATATCTGGGCAGGTTTTGGGCGTCGCCGTACCCGCAGTGCTTCCAGACCGCCGGAAGAACCTATTAAACGTCGTCCACAACGTCTGTGATTTCGTCGCTGTCGGTGCTTCCGTCCGGGTCAATCTCAAATTCACCCGTCAACTTCTGTTTGTTCAATTCAAGTTGCTTTTCAGCAAGCGTCAAGCGTCTGTCTTCCAGTTCATACGCCTTGATACTGTCCAGCTGCTTGATGATACGCCCATGCAGCTTGTTCAACTCTGCTTCCACTTTCATTGCCCGTTCAAACGGGCTGGACTTAATGACAGACTTCATGGCTGTTTTATATGTTTCACCCTTGCTGCCCTCTGGGTCTGCGCACTGCTGGTGTTCCATGCCGCAGTCCTCTTCCTGCTGTCTTTCCTCCATGCTCTTTGGCACAATCATGTGTACTATTTTATCTGTGTAAAAGCCGCCTGCTTCCGGGCTTTCATACTCTTTCAATAGGCTTTCCAGATAGGCTTTACGCAGATACAATGCCTGCAATTCCTCCATCATTTGCGACATTGCGGACGGTGTACCCATGTTCTGTATTGCTGCCGCCTGCTCCGGGTCTATGTCTTCATACCCTGCCTGTGCGAACGCCCCATGTGTGACAGCGTTTTTGTTGCCTTTTTTTGCTGGGGTTTTTCCGGCAGCATTTTTGTTGCCTTTTTGACCCCCTCTTTTTTTCGGCTTGTTTTTCAGTGCTTCGTCCCAGCTGTCTTCTGACTTCCATTTTCTTATCCGCACTTCTGGCACCCCTGCCAGTTTCGCCAGTTCCGCTGTTTCAATCTTGCCGTCTGCGTCCAGATAGCGTTGCATTGACTTGTCCCGTTCTGGGTTCCGTGGTCTTCCCATCTTCTCACCTCTTTTCGTTCGTTTTCATTCTTTCCAACTCTTCCAGTTTACGGAAGTATAAAAAATTATGGGCTTTGTAAATTCAAAAAATCACCAAAGCCCACTATTGCCAACGTGCAAATATAACGGCTTAAAGCCTGCTTCACTGGCTTAAATTATACCAGTAAAACGCAGGCAATGGCGGGCAATGATTGCTTATGCAATCCTCTTGAATTGTGAAATAATCTGGTTCTTTTCAAACCTCTGTGAAAGTGTTTCAAGTGCTGTATCTCTTATATTCTTACACTGTCTTTCACTGTATGAATTGCGTACCGCTACTTGTTCCCATTTGAGGTTGTGCATGTAAAAATCAAAAATAATGCGCTTTTCTTTCAGTTTCAGCCTTGAAACTTCCTGCAAAATCTGCGCTTTTAAGGCTTGCAACTGCTGCACCTTTGCTTCATACTCTCTAATTTCGCCGCTGACATAATCTGGAATATTAAGCGCCATATTTTCTGTTTGTCGTGATATATTATTTTTTCCTTTTGGTAGACCGTCGCATTGTATAGCGCCAATGGGATTGTAGTATTGGTCCGTTAAGTCACTTACAATCTTTCTGTATATACTCACCTCCCCGTCTATGTCTTTGTAATATTCCAGCAATTCAATAACCCTGCCTTTTTCCATTGCCTGCGCCATTTGCTTTTCCTCCATTCTTTGTTTTTGCCAGTCTTTCCCGGCTTCTATCCGTCTTGCACGTCAACTGCGTTTTCTCCTGCTGCCTGCTGCCGTTCTTTCTCTTCGTACCCCATACACTTCATGTATCTTTCCGGCTTTCCGCAACTTTCATAGTGTTTGCAGTCAACGCAAACATTTTCTTTCACTGCTGCACCTCCCATCTTCTAACACGGTCCACCCTCTGCGCCGTGGAACGCTCCTGCTGGATATTTCCACACGCCATCAATGAATATGTCGCTTTCTGTGAAAATTCCTGTTATCAGACTATGTATTGCTTCTTTGTCGCCCTTGTATAAACATGGCTTTGCTCCCTCAATGTATGTTTCAAGGTCGCATTTATTGTCCAGTGTGAAGCCCAGTGCCTTTTCATCATGTTTCATTTCTTCAAATTCTGCGGGGTATAGTTCTTTGAACCCTGCGAACAACTCCGGTGTTGAGAATATACAGCCAGCGCAGCTGCAACGGTTCCAGCCTGCCCGGTAACACGGGTGCGGGTTCACTCTGTTTCTTTTTAGTACTTCCCACACGTCTTTTTCTGAATAATCAATGACCGGGCGCCACTGGTGGACTGTTCTTTTCAGCTTCTTTTCTGCATTGGCTCTGAAATATATTTCCATTTCGTTATATTTTGAACGCCCTTTGCTTTCTCCCCGTCGTTCCCCGCTGCATATCAGCACTTTTGAATTTT